CGGAATCTGGTGGTGCTCGCACCACGCCGTGAGCGTGGCCAGGAACCCGCCGTAGGCGTGGGCCGCATCGGTGGAGACGTGGCGACGCACCTCCTCGAAATGCAGGCAGTCGACGCCGTCGCAAGATTGCTTGATCTCCGTGAGCCAGCGCTTGAAGCGCAGGAAGCGCATGCCGCCCCCTTCAAAGCGTTGCGGGCGGAAGCTCTCGGAGCCGCTCGTGATATGGCCGTCGTTGCCGCGCAGCGCCCAGCCGGTAGTGGTGCCCAGATCGAGGGCAAGGATGGTCGTGGTCATGGTGTCAGTCCTTGTTTGGGAGCAGGTCTGACGCTTCCGACGGATCATGTCGTAACTTCCCGTGACGCGCGCACGCGCACGCGCGTATAGAGAGTTACGATGTAGAGCGTCGGAAGCGTCAGGCCGGTATGTCGTCATGGGGTTCAGTTGTCGGCATAAGGGGTGTAGGCCGGCTTGGGCGGATCCTTGAGACCCACGCCCCGGAAGCCGCGCACACCCACACTGTTGCGCCACTTCTCCAGCCCGCGCGTGATCAAGAGATCGGAGAAGCGCCGCTGCGAGCCGACGAACTCACCGGCACTGTCGGCCCACTGCTTCCAGTCGTTGAACAGTTCGGCGGTCAGCGACTTGGCGTTGGGCTCGCGCACGCAGCGCTCTTCGAGCCATCGGCCCAGCGCGTCCTCGGCTTCGAAATACTCCTCGGTGGCTTCCACCACACGCCGGGGCGGATCGAGTCGTCCGTGGCGAAGCCAGTCGAGACACCCTTGAACCGCCCAGGCCAGAATGCCGTCACGCTCTGCCAGCAATTTCTGCTGGAGATGCTTGTCGCGGCGCTCGGGCGGCACGGTGATCGTGAAGGGAATCAGGTGCAGACGTCGCTTCATTGCTTCGTCGATGTTGCGAATCGCCGGCTTGTGGTTACCTGCGACGAACAGCTTGAACTGCGGGAAGAACTCGAAGAAGTCCTGCCGCATGAAGCGCGCGGATATCTTGTCGCCGCCGGTCAGGTTCTTGAGCTTCGATTCCGCCCAACGTCGTCCCTGCTCGGTTTCGATGGCCGCGACGAAGCGCGCGCCGCGCAGCCCAGCCATGTCGGTCGGATGCCGATCGGTGCGCGTTTCCATGAAGGTGTCCATGGGCGCGTTGGTCGCGTAGTCGCCGAGGATGGTGGCCAGGGTGTTCACGAACACCGACTTGCCGTTCGCGCCGGTGCCGTAGAGGAAGAACAGGGCATGCTCCTGCGTCGAGCCCGTGAGCGCATAGCCCACCATCCGTTGCAGATAGGCTTGCAACTCCACGTCACCCCCGGTGACCTCATCGAGGAACCGTCGCCAGGTCGGGCAATCGCCTCCTGGTGTGGCCGTGGTGATCTTGGTCATCCGGTCGGCGCGCTCGTGGGGGCGTATCCTGCCTGTCTTGAGATCGACCACCCCGCCCGGGGTGTTGAGCAGCCACGGGTCGGCATCCCATTCCTCCGTGGTGGCCGCATGCCTGCGATCCGCCCTGGCCAGCCGTTCCACACCGCCGACTGTGCTCGAACTGGCGAGCTTGGCCGCCACCTTGGGATTCTCGGCTCGGACGGCGGCGTGGCGACAAACGCTGCGGATCAGATCGGTCGCAGCCAGCGTATCCTCGGTGCGCCAGCGTTGCCCGTCCCACACCAGCCAGCGGCCCCACGACGCGACGTAGCGCCAATCGCGGTGGTAGCGCCGGGTAAAAGCCAGCGCCAGCGCGTCCTCGGTGCCCCACACCGACTCGTCACTGCTGACAACCGGCTCAGCCTCATCGGCCACGTCGTGCATCTGCAGACGCGGGCCATGGGCGAGGAAGGCGGCGACATCGAAGCCCTCGGCAATGGCGTCGGCGGCATCCCAGCCGTCCGCTGCCTCCTCGGGCGGGTACAGGATGAAGCACGACTTCGCACCCGCCGACAGGATGGCTTGGGCCGCCTGTGTCGCGTACTCCCAGCCCGGCTTGTCGCGGTCGGGCCAGATCAGCACCGACTTGCCGGCCAGCGGCGACCAGTCAGTTTTCTCGACCGGCGCGTTCGCGCCGTGCATCGCCGTGGTGGCCACGATGCCGACCTCGATCAAGGCCTGCGCGCACTTCTCGCCCTCGACCAGTATGACCTGCGCGGCATCCTTCATCCCCGGCTGGTTGTAGAGCGGGCGCGGCTCGGGTGGAGCCATCTTGCGGCGCTTGGCATCCCACGGCCGGAACTCCTTCTTGCCGCCGGGTGGGTCGTAGCGGTAGACCACCGCGATCAGCTTGCCCCCGGCATCGAGGTAGTCCCACTTCGCGGTGGCCGGGCCGAGGTCGTCGACCGGGGCCTCGCGTTTCGCCTTGCGTGCGGGCATTGTGCGGGCGCGGCCGAGCAGCCGGCCCGCCTCTTCCAGCACCCGCGCAAAATCACGGTGCGCATCGAGGCCGAGGTGCGCGGCGATGAGGTCGAAGACATCGCCCCCCTGTCCGGTTGCGCGATCCGTCCACAGACCCGCTTTCTCGCCATCGAGCACGACCTCGAGGCTGTCGCCAGGACTGCCCAGCACATCGCCGATGCGGAACTTGCCCTTGCGCTTTTTACCTGACGGGAACAGCGAGGCCAGCACCGAATCCAGCTGGGCAAGCAAGTCGGCGCGGAGGGATTCGCGCGCCACTTCGCGTCCACTGGGCTCTGCAATGGGAGTGTCGTTGAGGTCGATCATGAGGCCTCCACGACAATATCCGCCAATGCCGCCACATCTACGGATTGGCGAACCGCACGCAGCTTGCGCAGCGCCTTGACCTCGACCTGCCTGACACGCTCGCGCGTGTATCCCATGGGCTTCGCTATATCCTCGAGGGTCATCGGCTCGCCATCGATGCCATAGTGCAACCTCAGCACCTCGGCCTCACGTGGCGTGAGCCTATCGAGCAGGGCATCGACTGCCTGGGCCGCCTGTTTTTTCTCCAGCAGGCTGAGCGGGTCGGCGCAGTCCGAGGGACGGGCGAGCAACTCGTGAACACTCGCCGCTGAAAGCTCGATTTCGGCAGCGTTGGTGACCAACGGGTAGCGCTGCTCCTCCGACCACAACTCGTCCGGCAGACGATTGAGGAATACGCAGAGCATCTCTGCGCAGGGCCTGAGATCCCCGTTCTCGTCAAACGGTGTGCGCTTGAGGTTGAGGTAGGGCAAGAGGTGGCACGTGTAACTGATGCCGACCTCGCGCGCAAAAATCTGGCCGGGCTGGTGGCCTGCCTTCTCGATGGCGCGCAACAGGCGAGCATTTCTGACCTTGATATGAACGCGGTAGTCAGTCATCGTTGCCCTCCGTACCGGTCTTGCCGGCTTGGCATACCCTTCCGTTCTGTCGATACCAGACTTCCAGTTCCGAGAGCCGGAAGCGAACCAGCCTCGATAACTGGTAGTGAGGGATGCGCTTTGCGGCACGCATCTTCGGATCGGCGAACCAGTAGTAGGGCAGCCTGAGTGCGTAACTGGCCTGCCTGGCATCGATCATCGATTCCCCTTCGGCCAGCGATTCTTGCGATTGAGTGTGGTTGTTCATGTCTTGCTCCAACAGCGGTCTTGCCAAGCGCACATCCGGCATTCGAAGTGGGTTTGGTCATTGAAGGCACGCGGCAGGAGTTCTCCCGCCTCGGTCGCCGTGATGACCTTCACCGCCCGATCCGACATGCGCTGGGCCAGTGCCGCATCAAAGGGAACGAGTTCGGCGTAGATCTCCATCGTGTCGGCGTTGATCGCCGTGAAGAGCGCCGGGTGCTCGGTGAGTTCGAGATAAGCCTGGTAGAGGGCGACCTGGGCGGCATAGACGGGCTTGGCCACGGCGAGCCGGTGTTTTTCCAGTTCGCGCCACGATTTGTTGCCCAGGCATTTGTTCTCCCACAGACAGGGGTAGGCGAAGCCTTCGGGGCCACCGACGATGACGCCGTCGATGTGCCCCTGGAGCTGTTCACCGGCGGCCGAGAAGCCGAACTGCTCGCCGTCGGCCTTACGCGTGCGCAGGTCGAACCCCGCATCCCGCAGCCATGCGACCATGCAGTCCTCCATGACGTGGCCGCGCTCGAAGATACGCAGCATCCGCCCGGGGAAGTCGCGCCCGTGATCGGCGGGTGCCTTGGCGTACTCGAACTGCAGCGCGCGTTCGCAGGCCACGCCCAAGCGCGAGGCGCCGAGGTACTGGCGCTCGGACTGGCGGGCGCGGGCCTGCTGCATCCCGGCGTCGATCAGGGCGGAGAGCCGGCCGGAGAGGCTCGATGAGGCGTTGAAATCCATCATGGCTTCCCTCCCTGCGGTTCTTCCCACGGCAGGTCATCCTTCAAGTCGGCGAACGGATCGCGGACGATCTCGGCAGCCGACACGCCGCGCAGCGGCGGCGTATTCGCCCGTTCGTGATACTCGGTCAGCGCCTCGGTGTAGCGCGTGACGATGGCGTCGATCACCGTCATCGCCTCCGCTTCCGAGTAGGCCCCGAGCGGTTTGTCGAAGCCGATGTGCCCGGCCGCCTCACCGAAGGACTTCAGACAATCGCGCATCGCCGCGCGCTCGATTTCGCTGGCATCAATCATGAGTGCCTCCCCGCGCTCCTCGGCTGCCAGTCGCCGACCATAGAGCGCATGGAAGATGTCCTGGCAGCGCCGGCTGCAAAACACCCAATCGATGGGATAGCGCCGGGGGTCGGCGATCTTGAAGCGGCCATCCGCATGACCGAACCCTCGCGCATGCCTTTGGCATACCCAGCATTTGCCGCTCATGCATGGCAGCCTCCGGGCTGCGCGCCTTGCTGGACACGGACTTCGTGTCCGGCGCAGCAGACATCGAGCTCGACGTAGTCGTTGCGGATGGCGGTCGTGCCGATCCGCACACCCTTCGGATGGCGGCAGCGGGCGATGCGCAAGCCTCCGATGTCGCTGGCGCTTGCCCGGTCGAGATGGCGGCAATTGCCGCAGCGTTTTCCTGTCATGACCGCCCTCCTTACTGCGCCCAGGCGGGTTTGCCGGGAACGGCCGGACGCTGCGCGGCCGCCTGTTGAGGTGCTGCTGGCGCGGGCGGTACGCCATTTCCGCCGGTCGATACCTTGGAGGCCATGCCCATCAGGGCCGCGTAATCCTTGTGGTCGGGCTCGACGGCGAGCTTCACCACGTTGCGCTCCTCGCCCTTGGCATCCTTCTCGACGTCGACGCGTGCCAGGAACTCGATGCCGTCCAGTTCGTGGAAACCTTGGATGCGACGGGCAGAGGCAGCCTGGGGGCTGTTGTCCCGGGGATGGACATTGCGGGCGGAATTGAGGATGCCCCGGATCATGCTGCGCCCCATGTTTCCCCAGGCCGGGCCCTTCGGCGAGTGCAGGCCGATGTTCGACCACATCTTGCGGCGGGCGTAGGCTCCCTCCAGCACGACGAATTCGCAGGCAAGATAGACGCTCCTCGTCTCGAAGCTTTGGGTGGCATAGCCCCCAGTCCAGCCTTGCGCCGGATCGTCATGGCCGCCCGGCTTGATGGTCATGCGCACCTTGACGATGGTGCCCTTCGGGATGAGATCGAAGCCCTGCTGTTGTTCGGCGTCGTTGAAATCGGTCCAGGTGTTCATTGCGTGTCCTTTCAGTGATGAATGGCGGCGTTGTCGCCAGCGCATTTGCGGATGAGCTTCAAGAGATTCGGCTCCTCGACGAGGTCGAGTCGGCCGGAGCGGTCTTTGGCGGGATAGCCCCAGGGGTTGAGCGTCTGGCAGACGAAGGCGCGGTAAAGCTCTCCCTCGTCGGTCTTGAGCTCGGCCAGCGTCACGACCTCATCGACGATGCCGGGCAGTTCCAGCGCGGTCTTCGAGCCCTCGATCTGCGGCACGAAGACCCTGCGGTTGAAATCGTCCAGGCGCTCGTCGAGGATGGCGACGAAGATGACGTTCTTGTCCCGCGCGTGCTGCAGATGGGTCAGTGCGGCGATCATCTCGGTGCCGAGCAGCCCGTAGGCGCCCCGGGTGTCGGGCTTGCCGGTGCGGTCGGAGAAGGCCTGTGGCTGCGCCTTGGCCCAGGTCAGGCACAAGCGCGAGAGCACGGTGATCGAGTCAACGAAGTAGGTGTCGTACTTCGCCAGCCGGGCCGGGTCGCCGTAGCCTTCGCAGACGTGCCGGTAATGCGCATCGGAGAACGGCGCATCGGGCGGCAGTGCCGGATTCGGGCCGGCGAGGAAGACCACCAGGTCGCGGAACTCGGGCCAAGTGGCAGGCCGCACGCAGTCGCCACGCCAGGCCTTGACGGCAAGATCGCCGGCCTCGAGATCGACAAACAGCGTCGACGCCTCGGGCAGGGTGCGTAGCTGGCTGGTCTTGCCGATACCACTCTTGCCGAGCAGCGTCAGCTTGGCTCCGCTCTTTTCCGC